GTAGTTTTTACTCCGATCTTAATCCCTACTCCCGTACCTCGCTGTTCTAATTGTTGTTTTATTTTGGTAGCGGCTAGTTCTGTAGCTGTAATCATTTAAGCGTATTTTTAGCCATTTGAGCAACGATTTTCTTTTGATCATCTGGGGTCGTAGGTTCTACCTCAGCTTTTTTACTCTCTTGACCCTTGAATATAACCTTATCGCCTTGAATATTTGAAATGGCATTTTTTAGTGGTGGTTTCTTAATCATTTTATACAAATCATTTTTGTCTATAATGATATCATATTTTCTAAAGTAACTCAATAGCTGATCCACAGTCCAATCAGGTTTTATTTTACCATTATCTACATCAGTTTTAAGCTGATCAACAATGGTAACCAATCTAGTAATCTTTGGATCTGGTTCTGCAATTTCGGACAGAAACATCAATTATCTCTTTAATCTACCAACACCACCAACTGGTTGTGGTTCAGGTTCTTCAGCAGGAACTTCAGTAGTATCAATATTAATGTCTTGCACTTCTTCTTCAGGAGGAGCCATTCCAGGTTGAGTGTCCATAGCGAATGCATCTCCACCAGTTTGACCAGTTAACATATTCAACGCATCAGTTAGTGATGCTCTAGATTGCTGAATTGAACTACTCAAAGATGTTAGTGCTTCTGTTGCTTGAGTATTAAACTGTGTGCTTTCGTTTACACCCATTTCAGATTGAATACTAGTTACTAGAGCAGGAAGTTCTTTAACCATCATATCACTAACTTCTTCCAACATTTTTTGAACTGTATCAATCATGTCCTGCGCTGCTAGGATAACTTGTGATTTTTCAACTTCTTCATTCTCTACTACGATTCTTGGCTTAGGAGAATTCTTCAAGTTATACAAATGAGAGTTCAATGCCTGCTCCATGAAAACTAATTTCATGTAAGAAGGATTCGTCTGATTTTTGTAAAAATCTTTTGACTGTTTAGCCTCGTTGGTAAGCTTTCTTACTTTCGTAAGCATTGATGCAGCAGTTTGTAATGGCATTTTTTGAACATTGAATGGTATTGCATATGTTTCAGTCAATGCTTTTTGTGCGGTGCTGTTGTTATCAAAGTCAGTTAATTTCATAATATTTTCCCAATCTATATTATATTTATCTTAGATGTATGTTTATGAGTCTTTACGAATAAATTTCTTTTCTTGCCAATATTTAGATAGCTTGATAAATTCATCCAATTCACCAGTTAAACGCTTTTTCCTTTCTTGATTCTCTTTAAGCTTGTTAAGATAAAGTAGTTTAGAATCTAGGTTTCGCTGTTTCTTTAAATATCTCTTACACAATATGATTTTTAAATCAACACTATCCAAAAATATATCAAGTTCTTGGATGCGGTTGCATTCATTAACCTTTTGATTTCTATCAAATACACACCATGCAACAGCATTTTTTACAGATGAAAACATTTTTTCAACTGAGTTAAATTTACAAATTATTTTGTACCCTTGATTTGTATGAGGTTGAATGATGTATTGATTGAACAACTCATATGTGTTATTTTCATTTTTAAAAATAACAAAATCACCCATGTTTTGAATAAGTTCTTTTGTCAGGAACTTATTAATTTTATTAACTATTTTTTCTTCAATCATTTTATAATGTAAAATATATATTTCGTAACTCAGGGGAAGTATCTAAAAACGCAGGTAACTTGTCCCATTCTGTACCGCACAATATCATAGGAACTCTATCACAATCACTGTATAGAAAGCCAAATTCTATGATACCATTGTCAAATACACTGTTGTGGTATACATCAAATTCAAAAAACCACGTCGGATACGTTTCCTCTTCTAGTTGTTCAAACAAAAAACCAAAATTCTGAAATTTGTCAAAGCGTATATTAATTTTTTCAGGTTTCTTTATAACATCTGGCTGAGACCGTAAAGATATTGATTGTAACACTGTGTCAAAGTTTGCCTGTGTATTTCTTTTGTAACGCCATGTAGCTTCGTCAGTTACATCGGCTGGTTTTGATCTGTTAGGTACACCTGTATTGGTTATGTCAAAAAGTGTATAACATTGTATTCTATAAGTCATCAACTATTTAGCCATAAAAAAAGCCCAAGAATTATTCTTGGGCTTTTAAATTCAAAACTAATTTAATTAGTTTGTGAATGTTGCGGTAGCTGTTGCTGATGTTGTGTTAGAAAGACCAGCAGAAGTTAAAGCAGCATTAATACGTGTATCTAAAGTACCTGTTGTCCAAGCACCAGCTGGATATGAAGCAAACGCAAATGTATCGTTTGTTGTATTGGTATACTCATAGATATAGATTGTTGCTAATTCCTGAACTGTCTGAGTGATGATATTGATCTGAGCACCACTTAACTCACCTGTACCTGTGATGGTAAAATACTGTAGCTTAGGACCCTGTGGTTGAACAGTGTTAGCACTGCTAACAGCATTAGCGCCGCTGTTTGTGTATGCAAATGTGTCTAAGTTTAGAACTGGTAGAAAGTCACCATTAACTTTTGTAAATTGAGCCATTTTAAAATTCCTTATATTTGTTGAGACCTACTGTCCCATACAATTATTTATACAAAATGACAAAAAATATCGGTTTTGGCTATGTTCTTGCAGCCAAGTTCTGTCTACTGAAACCCATTCTGTCTACAAACTTAAGTCCATTAGAAACAAAACCTTCTTGACTTTGTATACCATTTTGTAGATATCCTTTTACAGGACTAGCTTCAGCGGCTTTGTTTAGCTGTTCAACTACATTCATCTTAAGATTATAGATATCCATCCATATGGTAAATGCACCAATCAACCCCTCAGTATTAGCTTGTAGATGTTCATCTATCTTGGCTTTCATCTTATCAGTCATTGGTCTAGTTGCGACAAACTCCATGAATCCCGATAACAAATCATTCAAGTTACCACCTACAATACGTTTATTAATGTACACTGTAAACAATTGATTAAATGTGTTTCTAGCTTGTGGTGCTGAGTTCATCAACTGGTCAACAGCCGGTCCATACTTTGAAATATCTTGCTTAGTTTTAGCTAATAATTTTTGATCTAGTTTCAAGCTAGGAGTAATAGGCATTTTGCTAGGAATAATAGCAACATTGCTGTTGTTTTTTAGTTGACCTATCGTTCCGTTTAGTGGTTGAACTAAATCTGTAGGATAAACTTTTTTACCAGGAGTAGACATTTCTATTGCTTTTTCGGGTGCGTCAGGAGCTAGATAACCATGAACACCGATACCGGCTTGTTTTCCTGTTAGTAATTTCCCTATGTCACTATTGGGATCAACAGTATATTGTATTCCTTTTGGATTCGCTTTAAAATGATACAATCCGTCTTGTTGTGGTTCTAATAGTTGAGTGAATAATAAGTCACCCCAATACCAACCAGTTCCACTATATGATTTTTGTAGTTCAGGCCAAATTAAATCTATGATTTGACTTAATTCTGTTCGCTCTACCCCTCTTGCCTGATCGTATTGAGCAAATTGTTGCGGACTGTGAATTCTTCTACCACTTCCATCTAACTTATTCATCATGTGTTTATCTAACACAGTGAATTTCCCATCTAAACCTTTTCCAAATAATAGTGCAGGATAACCATCCCACTTAATAGTAACAGTTTTTGGATTAGAAACTGTTTTTACAATAGCATCTACCGCTTTTTGAGCTCCTGCAATATCCTCTAAAAACACTAGATCCTCAGGATGGTCTAAGTGTCCTTTATCCTCATTCAGTGGAGGAACAGCTATAGTTTCTAGCTTGTTTCTAAGAGAGGCTAATGATTCAACCAAATTCATTTTCTAACTCTGTTTTTAGATTCTTTAGCTACTGTCAGATTAGGTGAGCCTTGCGCAGGACCGCCCTGCGTAGGAGCAGGTGTAGTTGGCGCAGCAGTCTGAAGCATTGTTTTAAGATGTTGCACAGTGTCCATATAGGCCGAAGAGTTAACTTTATATAGTCTACGCAAAGAATTCATAATGATAGCATCTAAATCATCCGCATCATTTCTTTGCATTCTATTAATTTGTGACAATATATTATTGGTATACTGTGCTATTTCAGGTGCAGCTTGAGCACCTCCTTGTGCACTACCCGGTGTACCACCTTGTGCACCGGTAGCTTGAGTTCTGCCTCCCTGTGTGTTTGATGTACCTTGCGCTCCTGCTGTAGCTGCACTAGCGGTGCTAGTTGAGCCTGGCATTTTAGCCAAGAGGTAAGCCGCTTGTGCTAATTTGGTGAATGCACTTTTACCTTTATCTTTTTTCCAATTAGGTTGAACTTGAGCAATAAGTTTATCTAAGGCTTTGGCAATATCAGGATCCTTAGTATTAAGTTGTGGTACATTGGTATGAAGGAAATCTCTGACAAAAGCAGTTATGCTTTTTGCCTCAGAAAGAAGAATGCTTTCAAAAATTGAATTTAATTTTTGATATTGTGTTTCACTTAGTGAGCCTACCTTAGGTTCTCTTCTTCCTACATTAAGATCTGGATCAGGAATCGCTGCTCTTGCCTGAGCCCTTTTCGCTCTTTCTGCACCAACGGTGCCAAAATCAGTTAATGGTTTTGCAGACGCAGCCGGTGCTGCTGGTACTACAGGTTCTTTGGTTGCTGCCGGTGCTGCCGCTGCCGGTGCTGCTGATGCTGGTTGACCAGGTGCTGTGGGTTTTCTACCTGAATTAGGAACTGCACTAGCAGCACGTTGTGCTAGCATCTGTTGTTTTGTTTTTTGCCCTAACTGACTTACAGGTGCACAGTAGGTTTAATTGCGC